CAGTTCTTCATCTTGGTGACAAAGACTGACACAAACTTTGGCACTGCGATCAACGACGTTCGTCTTGAGATTTATCCCAAGCCATCAACCACAGACTCAACAGCACTGATAATCCGATATCGACGGAACTTTCCGAACGTGCGTTCCACGGACGTGACTGGCTCGGACACAAGTGCCAATGCCTCTCTGCTGTTTGAGCTCCCGGTTGACGACACCGCCATCGCCCTGTTCCTGGAGTACATCCGGGCGTTTGGTGAAGGCGGCGAGTACGGCGATGCCAGCCAGCGTGTGGCCGCCGTCGAGGCCGGTCCAATTTACGATCAAGCGTTGAGGCGTGATGGGACAACTGCTCCCAACTACGGGGCAATCCCCCTGGCGGTTCGCAAAGGTTCCGCTTACTCAGGTTTGAATTTCTTCCCTAACGGCAGCATTCCGGACCCCTCTTGATGGCTACTAAAAGAAAAGGCATGAAGGGTATGAGCGTTCGGAGCGGGCACAAGCGGCCCACGTCGAAGGGTGCAGGCATGACCAAGAAGGGTGTAGCTGCGTACCGCCGACGCAACCCTGGGTCAAAGCTCAAGACCGCAGTCACCGAAAAGAAGCCAACAGGAGCGCGAGCAAAGAGGCGTAAGTCTTACTGCTCACGATCTGCCGGCCAAATGAAGATGCACGGCATCAACTGCTCCAAGACACCAAAGAAGCGTATATGTGCAGCACGGCGGAGATGGAGATGCTGAATGTCTCACGAGTACGCCAAAATCGTTGCAATCAGTTGCACTCATAGTCCTCACACCCCACCGGAGACCCACAAGTGGATTCTCGACAACCTCGACAAACTGGACGGTGTGACTCATTTCGTGCATTGCGGAGACGTATTCGACGCCGCCGCAGCCTCCGTTCATCCGGACGAATGCGACCATACTTTGATGGACGAGTATCGGCATGCCGCCGCCTTCATGAAGAGCATCAGGGAGGCTTTGCCGGACAGCTGCCGGATGGTCGTCTGCGAAGGGAACCACGACGACAACATCCGGAGAGCAGACCCGAGACGAATCCCGAAGGGCTTGAGGGAGACGTGCGACTGGATGAATACGGAGTACGCCAGCGAGTTCAAGCAGTGGCACTGGCGGCCCTACATCAAATCATCGAAGGGCTGTTACAAGGTGGGACAGATCGTGTTCTACCACGGGTTCGATTGCGGGTTGACATCGGACGAACTCGAAGGTCTCCAGATGAACAACTCGACGGGATGCCACCCCTACCGCCTGTTTGTGAGGGGCCACACGCATCGACCGGTCCCACCGACCAGGATGATGAGAACGAAGAAGGTTTCCCTGCCCTGGTGGTTTATGAATGTTGGGACCTGTGGACCCCTGAAGCCGGACTACATGAGCCGGAAGGACACGGGGAACTGGGGTTCGGGGATGGCGATCATCGAAGCGAGGATGGAGACAGCTTCAAGATTGAATGCGAAGGAATGGGAAGCAGAGCTTCTGACGATGCCATGATCACACCACCGCAACATCTCAAGCACAAACTCGAGCAATTGGTTACAAACTACGCGCTTGAGTTCAACATGAACAAGTGGACTGTGTCCGGTGTTCTTGCTGAAGTTGCGGTTGACATCTTGTTCAAAGAAGACGACTACCCAAACGACGACGAGGATCTCGAAGATGAGAGTCTCTAATTTGCTCAACCTTACTAGCCAATCTGGAGCAGCTACTGGCACATCTTTCTCGCCTTATGCTGGCTTGAATGACCGAGTGATTCGTAGCAACAACGGGGTTGCTGTGTTCAAGATTGATAGCAATAACGCGACGGTCCTCCTGGAAGGATCACTAGACGGCACAAACTTTGTAACTGTCAAGTCTGTATCTCGTGTTGGGTCGGATGTTTTAGAGGGCCACTCAGTGTGCATCTTCCCCCACATGAGGGGCAAAGTGTCTAGCACGACTGGTGCAGCCAACATCAAGCTAACCATTGGATTCGAGTAATGACGTATTGGGCTCCTGACAACTTGGCCAAGAATGTCCAGATGTGGTTGAACATCAACGATATCCCTGCGGTCAGCGGCAACGAAGCTGGAACTGTTCAGCCGAGCGGCGAGTTTACAGGCATTGATTTCGCGGGTAACTCTAGTGATCGTCCTGAACTAGCGACGTTGTCCGGCAACGCTGTGTTGGACTTTGAAGAAGGCGACGACTATTACGTTGCACAGTCGTTGTCAGGGCGGCTGAGCTCTATCGGAGGTGGTGAACGGTACATCCTTATTGGCCATGCTCGAGCAAAACCGAACGGTAACGCCATCGTTCTGACGATCAAGTCCGATTCGTCGCAACCGTCTGATACTCAAATCTTGACCAGCAAGTCGTTCTTTTCGACCACAATTACAGCGAAAGCTAACACTGGACCGTCTAGCCAAACCTTGGGAACCTACACCTTTCTCAGTGGGTTTCACATCATCGAGGCACAGTTTGAGCAAGAGGCCCCACCAAACGATCTGGACACACACACCTACTTCTTGGATGGGTCCTCTGTTGCCACCATTGAGGATGAGCCTGCAACAGTATTTGACAACGATGAATCTCTTGCACTGGGCGACGACAACGGCAGTGGGATTGACACTCGTAACCAGTTTGAAGGCACGATTGGCGACCTTGTCATCTTGAACTACGTTCCATCTGAAAGCGAAAGAAGCAGGCTGCAAGGCTGGTACGCACACAAGTTTGGAGCAGAAGGTCAGTTGCCAGCATCGCATCAGTACAAGGAATACCGACCTTTGGCCAGATTTGAAAAGAGAAAAGACGGCCTGGATCAATTGCTTGAGGGTGGGCTCTCAAGCCGTCTAACACTAACCCCAACTTTCGGAAAGTAAAATAATGGCACATAAACGACTTACACTCATGGACCTGACTGATCAAAGTGATGCCGTAACGGGCAGCACATTTACGATCTACCCAGATCATACGAATGCAGTTCGCAACTTCAACAACGCCTTCAGTGGCGTATGTACCTTCGATATCTCTGACAGCACTGCAACAGTTCAGCTGCAAGGGTCTATCGACGGCACAAACTTTGTTGATGTCAAAGAAGTCTCTCGTGTTGGCTCCGACATTCTTGAGGGCTACAGCGTTACCATCTTCCCATTCATGCGGGCAAAAGTTTCTGCTGCCGGCACGAACACCAATATCAAAGTCATGGTGGCGTACACCTAATGGCAGGCTGGACCCCATCCAACTTGAAGGCTGGCAAGCTGCACGCCTGGTTCAAGGCTGACTCCATCTCTGGTTCGGATGGTAATGCTGTCACTTCTTGGGCAGACTCTAGCGGTAATGGCAACACTGCCAACCAAGTAGTATCAGCGCGTCAGCCAACTTTGCAAACCAGAGAGCTGAACGCCAAGCCGGTCGTTAGATTCGACGGGACCAACGACATCTTGAGTGATGGCGACGTTGCCGCTCTTGACGTTGGCACTGGCGATATCTGGATGGCTGCTGTTTTCAAATCAACAGATGACAGTGGTGCTCAGTTCTTTTTCGAGAAGGGCAATTCAGAGTTTGGGCTGGCAACTACTGCTGCCGGTGTATTGCAGTTTAGAATGGGTGGCTCTACAAACATTCCAAAGCAGTCTGCCGGCAACTGGTCTAGGACCGCTTTTGTGATGGTCACAGCATCTAGAGTGTCTGGCACTTGCAGTGGTTTCGTAGATGGCACAGCCAGCACCACTACAGGCACTACCAACACAGGCAGCATTTCAAACAGCAGCGTGCTAGATTTGGGAGCCGCAGCAGTAGGTGGCCAGCCCATGACTGGCGACATTGCCGAGGTGCTTGTGGGTGGTGCAACACTTAGAACAAAAGAAAGATTGCGTATAGAGGGCTACTTGGCAGAAAAGTATGGCCTCACGTCAAACTTCTCGGCTGGTCACATTTACAGAGTTCTGAAGCCTGCGTTTGGCTTGATGGGTATACACAACCAGAAGCTGGCCGGCGACTTGGATTTGGACTTGAACGGCAACCTGGTTGCAGACGATTTGGCTGGTGCTCTATGACGACAGCCGACTTCAACACCGAGACCGTGATCAAAGAAATCCACAACTGGGTGGTGAACTATCTGGACGTACCCAGTGATTACTACAGCGGCAACAAGCCATGTCCGTTTGCCAAGAAAGCTTGGCTGGGCGGGCAGTGCAAAGTCCTGGTGGGTGGCGATCAGGACGTGCTCGACATCCTGGAAACTTGGGACGACGAGTATGAACTTGTGATCGTTGCTGTCTCTGAAGAAGAGTCAGACGGTCTGGACGAATGGTGCAAGCAGATCAACAGGGATCTGCTGCCAGAGTTGGACCTGGTGTTGATGCCGTTTATTGCTGGCGACGAAGACCCTGATGATCCCAGTCTTGATCCGGACGATTGGGGCAAGCTGTTGGATGAGGCGTACTCACTGGTGTTTATCCAGCGTCTCACCGTTGTTAATCGAATATCAGAACTGTTAGAGGCCACAGGCTATTACGACAAGCTGGGGCCTGAATTTTTGTCGTACGTCAAAGAAAGACGAGGTTTGTAATGCGTGGACGCAAGAAAGCAATGGGCAAGAAAACTGGTGCTAAGAAAGCTGGAGCCAAGAAGTTTGGCAACACTGCTTTCGGCAAGAAGATCCTGGCCAAGAAGAAGAAGAAGTAATGGCCAAGAAGAAGGCCAAAAAGAAGTCGGGGCCGAAGCCCACTAACCCAGCTTTGTACAGCCGGGTGAAGGCGGAGGCCAAGCGTAAGTTTGATGTGTACCCATCTGCGTATGCAAATGCGTGGCTGGTTCGCACATACAAGAAGCGTGGTGGCGGATACCGATGATGACTTGTCCCGAGTGTCAGAAGCGACAGGCTGAAGAAAAGAAGCAGCTTTCAGATTGCGAAAGCCGCTGCAAAGAAATCAGCGCCAAGAACCAGCGTCTCACGTTGGCTCTTACTGTCGTTTCTACACTCGCCGGCAAGGAGTCTTTGGACTTTGCCCTTGGGCTATCAACAACAATTGGCTCCGTCGCAGCAGCTACAGGAGTCGCTGTGCCGGATGGCGTCGTTGGGCTCGATGTCGTGGACGAGGATGGGAGTCTTGACCCCACAGCCGAGGCCAGCGATGTTGAAGCTGAAGTGCTCAAACGCGCATTCCCAACACAGCTCGTCTCTGGTCATCAAGATGTCCAGTATTTTTCGGACGCTGTAAGTAGCTACCTGCCCGACGCCCCCATGCTGCTCTCCTATCCCTATCAAAGCTTTTTCCAGTCCGTCCAAGAGAATGACTTCGTCTTCGACCCAGTCGTTGCTTTCGATGAAAGTGGACAAGAGATGCTCCTTTTTGATTGGGGATTTGGGGGAGATGAGTATACGCCGATCCCCGAGGCCGGGGTCTTGCCTGTTGTTGGGATTCTCAGTTTATTTCCTAGACGGAGGCGTTCGTAATGGCAAAGCCCCAAGGCGGTTTGACAAAGTGGTTCAAGGAAGATTGGCGGGACATTAAGACCGGCAAGAAGTGTGGCCGTTCAGGCAAGGAGAAGGGCAAGCGTCCGTACCCAGCATGCCGGCCAGCCAAGGTCGCCAAACGCATGACAGCGGCAGAGAAGCGGTCTGCTGCTGCCCGTAAGACCGGGCCCTCCAGGGTCGAGTACGCCGTGACCGCAAGTGGTCGCCGTAGAAAGAAGAAGAAGTGATGGAACACCTTGACGCATGGGCTACTCCAGCCTCAATCATCGTCGGAATCATCTTTGGTGCGGCTCAAGTAAAGGCTGCCATAGAGTCGCTGCGGCATGCCGTAGACCGTTTGGATCAAGCAGTGAGACTGCTCGAAACACGAACCCAAAGCGTAGAACAGCGTATTGCCAGACTAGAAGGAAAGACTGAGAAATGAACCGTTACTTCTGGACATTGCTACTTCTAGGCTGTCAGACCACTGGTGGTGGTGGCCTGGGTTTTACTTTGCCCCAAGTGGGGCTGAGTCCGGAACAGGTCTCAGACCCAGCGCTAGCAGCTCTGGAGCCCTTTCGTTGGGCGGGGGGGCTGTGTCTGATGAGCGGGGCGGTGTTGCTGTTCATCAGCCGGGGAATCAAGGGGTGGATACCCCTGCTGACTGGTATTGGACTTATTGTCCTGAATGTATTGCTGGCGGAAGCTTTGACCTACCTGTGGACCCTGGTG